GGAATCGGATAAGTCATGCGCGGTTGCCACTTATATGACAAAGTAGGAACATGGCGATTTTTAACAAAACCAAAAAAGCAGCAATAAGCCCAGCGCCAAGCAAGGCTGCAGCTGCAGGCGGTTTTGCGCCTGGTTACTCGTCGTCAAATGTTGGCGTGAACATGATCGGCCAGTACTACACGTACCGCGAAGGCGAAGCACGCAACCAAGCGATCAGCGTCCCAACAATCAACCGCGCGCGCGATCTGATGGCATCGGTCATTGGCTCAATGCCGTTGAAGATGTACAACGAAATGTGGAACGGCGACGAAATGGAAAAGGTGTATATTGCGCCACGTTCATGGATACGCCGACCAGACCCAACCGTATCGTTCCAGTTTTTAATGTCGTGGACGCTTGATGACTTGATGATGTTTGGACGCGCGTTCTGGTACATCACCTCGCGCACCGCCGACGGATACCCTGCCACGTTTACTCGACTGCCAGCAGGCTCAATCACCACGACCGACATGGCTGGCCCTGTTTGGTTTGCTCCATCGTCGCAGGTGTATTTTCAAGGTGGAGAAATTGACCCAACAAACCTCGTGCAATTCCTGTCACCAGCGCAAGGCTTGATTTACTCGGCACCTAGCGCAATTGAAACCGCGCTCAAACTTGAAGCTGCGCGCAATCGCAACGCATCGTCAAGCATTCCTGCCGGCGTACTTAAGCAAACTGGTGGCGAACCACTTAGCGCGCAAGAACTTGCTGATTTGGCCAGCGCGTTTAATGCCGCGCGAGCAACCAACCAGACCGCAGCGCTTAATGAGTATTTGACATACACGGAAACAAACAGCACACCTGACAAGATGCTTTTGATTGAGGCGTCGCAATATCAGGCATTGGAAATGTCGCGTCTTGCAAACGTGCCACCGTATTTGGTTGGCGTTGCTACTGGCGCGTACTCATACCAGTCATCACAACAAGCGCGCGCAGACTTGTATTTGTTCGGCGTAAAACTTTATGCGGACGCAATTGCTGGCGCATTGTCAATGGACAACGTGCTACCGCGCGGAACATACGTCGAGTTTGATGCCGATGAATACTTGGAAGAAAACTTTATGGCCGATCGCATGGATGATGAAGAAGTAGTTGTAAGAGAAAACACTCAAGAGGAGTTAGCACGATGATTAAGTTAATTGCAGGAGATTTTACGCTTGACGCCGCCAAAGGCGACGCACCACGACGCACGATTAGCGGAACCGCCGTTCCCTACAACGTGCCGGCAACGGTTTCGGATGGCACAGCTGTGATCTTCCGTCCAGGCTCATTGCCAGTCGAGGGCAAAGCACCGCGTCTGTTTATGTACCACGACGCAAGCATGCCAGTTGGTGTTGTGACCGAGCGCGTAGATACCGAGCAGGGCATGATGTTTAGCGCCAAGATCAGCGCCACCGCTCTCGGCAATGACGCCCTTGTCATGGCTATGGACGGCACTATTGACCAAGTTTCGGTCGGGGTAAATCCAGTCAAGTTTTCTTACGACGAATCAGGAACAATGATTATTGAAGAAGCTAGTTGGCAGGAACTGAGTTTGGTTCCTATCGGCGCGTTCGGCGATATGGCCAACATCGCCACCGTCGCAGCGAGTATCCACCAAGAGCCAGAAGAAGTAGTGTTAAATGAAGAAGTAGTCCCAGAACAGGAGATAGAACCCATGTCAGAAGTAACCGCACCAGCAGTTGAGGCAACAATCCCAACCGCCCCAATTTTTGCACAAGCTAAAAAAGAATTCGTTTTGCCAAGCGCAGGCGAATACATGGCCGCTTACCACATCGGTGGCGACACGTTCAAGAACATAAACGCTGCAGTCGCTGAATACACAGCATCAAAGCGCACCGCATTGCAGGCAGCTGCAGGCGACGTGCTCACAACTGACACACCTGGTCTGTTGCCAGTTCCAGTACTTGGGCCATTGGTTCAAGACCTGAACTTCTTGCGTCCAGTAGTCGATGCTGTAGGCGCTCGCGCTTACCCAGACAACGGACAGTCGAAGACCTTTATCCGTCCAACAATTACCACGCACACGAGCGTTGCATCACAATCAGAACTTGGTTCAGCATCAGCAACAACCATGGTGATTGCATCCAACTCAATCAGCAAGACCACACTTGCTGGTCAAGTAACGCTGTCAGTTCAGGACATTGACTTCACTTCACCTGCAGCAATGCAATTGATTTTGAATGACCTCATGGGCGAATACATGATTGCTTCTGACAACTTGGCTGCAGACAACTTGCTAACCGCAGCAAACTCGTCAGGCGTTTGGGACGGCACCGTAGCCGACTTGCTGAAGTCTGTTTATGACTCGGCAGTTGACATTTCATCAAACCGAAACTGGACACCTACCCACATGTTCGTAAGCCCAGACGTATGGGGTCAACTTGGACAACTTGCCGACACAACTGGCCGTCCAGTATTCCCATTCATCGGCGCTGGCCTCACCGGTCAGAACGCACTTGGTGGCGGTCAGGCATCTTCATGGAACGGCAACCCACTCGGCTTGCAGTTGGTAGTTGACAGCAACTTCGCTGCCAAGACCATGATCATCACCCGCGTTGGTCAAGGTGCAGGCGATGCTTACGAGTTCTACGAATCAATCCGTGGCCTCATGAGCGTTGAACAGCCAGCAGTCTTGGGACGCAACATGTCATTCCACGGCTACGTTTCAACGTTCGCTGCAATCGGTGGCATGATTCGCAAGATCACCCAGGCTTAGTCGAGAGCGGAGCATCCGCTCATGGCTACATACACAGTTACTAACAAGTACCTGATTGACAACTTTGCCGTACTGCAACTCCTAACCCCATCGGAAATTGCAGTCGGCAGTTCAATCACGGTTGCTGGAGTTGACGCAACATTCAACGGCACTTACTCGGTGCGCGCATTGCCACAGTATTTGTTTCTTGGTATTGATACGCAGGGCGACTTGCTGTACGACTATCAGGTGCCGATCGCTGATCAGGTGCTCTACGCCAAGACGGCAAGCGATGTTGAGCGTGTCGCAGCGTCTGGGACTGTTGCCAACGACCCTGTTTGCACTTGGGTGACTGCCGCGCAGGTCATGTCTTATCTTGGCATCACGATCACAAACCCATCAGATGACTACACGTTGCTCACCCAATCCGTGTCGGCTGGTAATCAGTTCTGTTATCGCAGGCGTCAAGAGTCAGGCTATATCGACTCCCTAACGACCTCGCCAGGCGGTGACGCAACATTAGGCACTTTGATGTATTGCGCCGCTCTATGGCGCTCTAGGGGCTCAATAGAGGCAACCTACGCCACATTTGACGGAATGGGCTCGGCACCACAGCAAAGCCTGACCCCGATCGTCAAGCAGCTGCTTGGCATCCCTCGTCCAGCGGTTGCCTGATGTCGTACACAGACCTGTTCAACGAAGCGATTGATGACGTCACCGCAACCCTGACCGCTGTGTCTGGTTTGCGTGTTGTAAACGACCCGACAAAGTTAATTCCTAATTCTGTCTATCTAGAAGCCCCAAGTTTTACTACCTTTGCTGGCAACGGAAACATCGTTCGCATGGAGTTTCCGATCAAGGTCATTGGCTCTGGGCCTGCAGGTCTGCCGGTGCTTCGCTCAATCCTTGGCATTGTTGCAAGCGTGCTTGGCTCCAAGATCATCGTGATGGGTGGCCGTCCGTCAAGCCTTGAGATCGGTGGCGCGTTGTATCCGTGCTATGACCTTGATTGCGCTATCCAAGCCCAGACTTCGTAATCCACAACTAAGCAACACAAATCATCTACTATCAGAACATAACCTAAGGAGCATTTATGGCCAGTAGCACTTACCTCTCAAACCCAGTCCTTACAATTAATAGCGTTGATTTGACCGACATGTGCAGCGCAGCGACATTGACCTATTTGGTTGAAGCGCTTGAAGACACCGCGTTCGGCACTAACTCACGCAGTTACACCGCAGGCCTTGTCAACAACGAAGTGACCTTGACGATGTACGCATCGTTTGCAGCAACCGAAACTTACGCAACGTTGTTCCCATTGGTTGGCACTAAGACCAACATCACCTTGACCCCAGCGTCAGGTGCAGAGTCAGCAACTAACCCGAAGTTTATTTTGACTGGTTGCTATCTTGAGTCGTTGCCAGTAATTAACGCATCCCTTGGCGAGTTGTCAACCTATGACATTACGTTCATGGGTGGCGCGCTGACGCTTGACGTAACCGCACCATAATCAACGGCTCCAAGCCGACATAGGAGAAACATGAAAATCAAGTTGCAGTTAAAGCGCACGACCGATAGCGCACCCGAGTATTACTACACAAACCTGTTTGTGATAACCGAGTGGGAGAGACTCGAGCGCCGCAACATTCAACAACTATCAGCGTCACCGCTCTATAGCGATTATTGCTGTTGGATGCACACAATCTTAAAACTTAAAGGCGAACAAGTTGGTGACAACTGGCGTGAATGGATTAGTAAAAACCCTGACATCGACATTTTGCCGGTACTGGATGAGACTGACCCAAACCCTACGGACGCGGCACCTACCGTCGCCAGCTAGCAGAAATTTTGGTTGCGGTCGGTTGGTGGCCTAGCAACATTCAGTTTGACACTCGGGATATAGCAACAGTCATTAAAGTGCTTAACGAGGCAAACAAAAAACGGAGATAACGTGGCAGGAGTATCGGCAAAAGTTGAGATAGTCGGGCTTAAAGATGCTTTAAAAACGCTCAACAAAATTGACAAATCTTTGCGACGAGAAATTACCAAGGACTACAAGAAGATTGTTCAGCCTGTTATTGACGATGCAAACAAACTTGTTCCGTCTGGCGTTCCGCTGTCTGGTATGGCGCGCAACTGGCAAACCCGATCAGGGTTTCAGATTTTGCCGTGGATACCTGGCATGAAACAAAAGATTGCTGCCAAAATCAATACTCGAGCAATCAAGGAATACGGCGGAAACAAAACCAATGTGGGCACGTTCGCCATTCAATGGAAAGGCGCAACTGGCACCATGTTTGACACATCTATGGCTGGTTCATTGGGCCGCGCACTAACTGCACGCTATGGCAGTAGTTCACGAGTAATGTGGAAAGCATACGAGCAACGCCAAAATGATGTCATGTCCGAGATGGAGCAATTGGTCAAGCGCGTTATGGATGAAGCAAACAGAGAGACCGCGTAATGGCAATCAATATCCCGATTATCAGCGAGTTTGACGGCAAAGGCGTTAACAAGGCCATAGCCGAGTTTCAACAATTAGAAGGCGCTGGAAAAAAAGCACAATTTGCAATAAAGAAAGCTGCTATTCCAGCTACAGCAGCGCTTGTCGGTTTGGCAGCTGCAGCAGGTCCAGCTATTTCGGCTGCATCCGATCTTGGCGAAAACTTGTCTAAAGTAAATGTAATTTTTGGTGAAGGCGCAGCTGAAGTTGAAAAGTTTGCCGCGAGCGCAGCTAAAAGTTTGGGTCAGTCAAAAAACGCTGTACTTACCGCAGCAGGCACTTTTGGCACGTTTGGAAAAGCAGCAGGATTGAGCGGCAAAGAACTTGCTGGATTTAGCAACGATTTTACAGCGCTAGCATCAGACCTTGCATCGTTTAACAACACAACACCCGAACAGGCTGTTCAGGCTATTGGCGCAGCATTACGTGGCGAATCTGAACCGTTGCGACAGTACGGTGTTTTGCTTAACGACGCCGCGCTCAAAGCGGCAGCGCTTGAGTTAGGAATCTATGACGGGTCAGGCGCGCTTACCGATCAGCAGAAAATACTTGCAGCGCAAAAAGTTATTTTTGAGAAAACAACCGACGCACAAGGCGACTTTGCCAGAACATCAGATGGTTTAGCAAACAGCCAGCGCACCCTGACAGCACAAATGGACAATTTGCAAGTGTCTATCGGTCAAGCGCTACTACCAGTAGTTGAGGCGATTTTGCCATTGGTACAACGGTTTGCGGCATGGGCTGCTAACAACCCAAAAACATTTTTAATTATTGCTGGCGCTATCGGCGCGGTCGCTGCCGCAATCGTGGCCACAAACATTGCTATGGCACTAAACCCGTTCAGCCTGATCGCTGCCGGCATCGCGTTGCTAATTGTTGGTTTAGTTGCTGCTTACAACAAGTTCGAATGGTTCCGTGACGGAGTAAACGCCATTGTTAACACAATTACAGGGTTTTTTGCTGGCATGGTCAACGCCGCTATTAACGCAGTCAACGCAATTATTAGCGCATATAACGCCATTCCGTTGTTGCCAGACATTCCAAAAGCACCAACAATTAGCGTGCCAAAACTCGGTGGTAGTGCTACAACCGCTCGACCAGCTGCAGGTCGTATGGGCATTCCGCGCATGGCCGATGGTGGCATTGTGACAAGTCCAACATTGGCGCTGATCGGTGAGGCAGGCCCAGAAGCCGTTGTGCCATTAGATCGCATGGCCACAGGCGGCGGCGTAACCATCAACGTGACTGGCGGACTATCGACTAGCGCCGAGATCGGTGAATCTGTTGTTAACGCGTTGCGTGCCTACTCACGGAGTGCAGGGCCGTTGGCTCTGAACATTGCCTAATGCCAGGCGTTGCGGTTGTTGATTCAGGTAATTATGACCTGCAAATAGAAACAGGGTTTATTGTTAACGCGTTCACGCTTGACAACGTGACATCTGGTGTTCTTGACAACACGTTCTTTGTGCTTGACGGAAACACCGAATATGCCGACGTGATGGCTGACTGCACGCAAGTCAATGTCAGGCGCGGCCGTCGAGATTCTGGCGACCAGTTCAGCGCTGGCACGATGACATTTACCATCCGCGACGTGGACGGCATTTTCAACCCGTTTGACGACAACAGCCCGTACTACGACACACCGCAATCTAAGCCAGGTCTTGCACCTATGCGCAAAGTGCAGCTCATCCGCTACGACCAAACAGACACATCTGAATACCTGTTCTCGGGCTATGTCGTCAACTACGACTACAACTTTGCGCTCGGCGGTTTAGACACCGTGACCGTGTATTGCGCTGACCAGTTTTACCTACTGGCACAAACCTACATGAACGAACTAAACGTCACCGCCGAAACATCAGGCGAACGCATAGAAACGGTACTTGACCTACCAGAGGTTGATTTTCCTGCGCTACAACGCAACATTGCGACAGGCACCGTGAACCTTGGACATGACAGCAACTACACCGTGCCGGCAGGAACGAACGTGTTGCAATACATAACCCAAATTAATGAGACAGCAGAGTTTGGTCGTGTGTTTATGTCGAGGGACGGCACGCTTACATTTCAGGAACGCATCGGAACAACTCTTAGCGCGTCTGTAGCCGACTTCCACGACGACGGCACCGAAATCAATTATGACGGTCTCGGCATTTCGTTTGAGGCGAACGAGGTGATCAACAGGTCTGTGGTTACAGGGCTGGACGGCAAGACTGCAACAGCGACCAACGCAGGGTCTATCGCAACCTATTTTATTCAAACCAGCAGCATCCTTAACAGCCTGCTACACGAACAAACTGCCATAGACACCGCGGCGTCCTACCTGCTCAACCCAACACCCGAACCACGGTTCACATCGGTAGAAACCAAGTTCCTGATGTTGACCGACGCCCAAAAGGACACGCTGGCCACCGTAGAAATTGGCGACACAATCGCAATAGAAAAGACGTTCCCAAGCGGTGCCGGCACGACCCAGTTGGCACAAGACCTAAGCGTGGAAGGCATTGAGCATTATCTGGACTTTGCTACAGGCCACAGGGTCTTGTATTCAACTTCCCCAACGGTCATTGTTTATGAGCTGATCTTGGACAACGCCACGTATGGCACACTTGACCAGTTCAATGTTTTAGGATAGGAGACACTATGGCAACACCAAATACTACTTTTGTCGCTGGGAATGTTCTTACCGCCGCACAGCAAAACTCTTTCCCGTTTGGGTGTATGGGTTTGCAAAATATTACAACCTCAACCGCATCAAGTTCACCACATACAACTTTCCAAGATAACGGAATGACTTTGACCATTACGGAAATTAGCGGCAGAAGGTATCGCATTACAGCAAAAACCCAACCATACCCGAACGGCGGTTTACAAGGTATAAGTTTTCGTTTGATGCGTAATGCCACAACTCTGTTGGAATGGAACTTAGACCAAACTGTTTTAAGTACATCATCGGCATATGACGGATATTTGAGTTATGTTTATACTTCAACCGCGTCGGGTTCGGCAACCTACAAAATGCAATTCAAATCAACAACTTCGAACACACAATCAACAGACTTTGGTGACGCAACATTCCCGCGTCAGTTTGACATTTGCGACATTGGCAATACCTGAGAATGAAATGGCGTTACCTCATCGGCTACGCCGCGCTAATAGCCGTCGTCTTGTGGGGATGCGCTGGTTGCAGTTATGACGGGTCTTATCGTTACCCATGCCAAGACCCAGCCAACTGGCAAAAGCCAGAATGCGAACCACCGATCTGCAACCCATCTGGAACTTGCACAAGAGATTTAATCTATGAGACCACGCCTTAAACCTGAAGAACTTCACGCTCGACTAATTGTTGTTGTGGGCGTAGTTCTTGCCACCGTGTTTGCAATCACCGTCATCGGCTTTGTATATGCCTTGATGTTTGTGACCCAGCCAATAGACAAACAAGCACCCAACGACGCTGCCTTTATTGACCTGCTATCTACCTTGACCGTGTTTATGACTGGCACCTTGTCAGGTCTTGTGGCCTCAAACGGGCTAAAGTCAAAAGCGAAAGAAGGAGCTAAAGATGTTGAAGCCTAAAGACCAAGCCCTACTCGCCTCATACGGTCGATCAATGCTCGCTGCCGTCGTTGCGCTTGCAGTAACAGGCAACACCGACCCATCCGCACTATTAGCAGCTGCAATTGGCGCGGTCTGCCCAACAGCGTTGCGCTACTTCAACCCTAAAGACATGAAGTTTGGTCGTGGCAGTAGCAAAAGCTAAAACTGGCGTGCCAAACGCACGCGACTACATCGGCAACGCTGACGGTGCATCACCAGCGCCCCGTGCCGGCATGAACGAATGGATTAAACAAGCAATCGCCGCATCCAATGGCGCGCTATGGAACAACGGGTCTTGGGGTCAACGTGACATGCGCGGTAAGCCAGGTTCATTGTCGGTTCACGCAACTGGCAGAGCTGTTGACATGTCGTATCGCAAAAGCGAAAAGAACCCAAAAGCAGGACGCAAAGAAGCGCTGGTTTTTATTGACAAACTTGTTGCCAATGCAAATGATCTCGGTTTGCAATGTATTTTGGATTACTTTCCAGAACCTCAAGGTCGAGCATGGCGTTGCGATCGTTACGCATGGCAAAAGTATGACAAGCCAACTATCCACGGCGCACCCGGCGGAGATTGGTTCCACGTTGAGATAACCCCACAGGCTGCCGACTCGGTTATCTTTGTTAAAGCCGCATTCTTAAAGGTGTTCGGGGAAATCCCACCTAAGGCTTGATCTATGTTCTAGGGTCGGAGTACCGACAAAAGGACAGGCAATGACTGACATCCAGATATTCGACTACAGCGTCTATACGGGAGTAATGGACAACGGTCAAGAAATCTTGGTGCAAATCTTCACCAACCCCGACTCGGGAAAGTTCCTCATGGGACAAATCGCATTCAGAATGGCATCCTCATCATGGGGCATGCCCATACCTTTGGAGAAACGATGAACTATTTTGCAGAAAAAATCATTGGGATAGTGCTTTGTACTGTTTTTGGGTTCACGGCGCTCACAGGCGCTCCTGACGCGTCTGGCAGCCCGTCTGGGACTATTGCGCTGGCACCGTTTGACGTTCAGCCATACCTAATTGAGCCAACCACGACCACCAGCTCAACGATCTACATTGACCCGTACAGCTCCGCTTGTGAGCAGTTCAGCGCGCTTGCCGTCAACCTTGGTTGGCCTGCCGATCAGCGCACCGTGCTCGAGTCCGTCATGTTTCGCGAGTCGCGTTGCATACCAAATGCCTACAACGGCAAAGACCCAAACGGTGGCAGTCGTGGGCTCATGCAGATCAACGGATTTTGGACACCATGGCTTACCGATGCCGGCATTATCACCAGCGCAGAAAACTTGTTACAGGCTGATGTTAATTTGCTCGCAGGTTTAGAAATATACAACTACGGAGTCGAGCGCTACGGGTTCGGCTGGGGGCCATGGAGTGTGAAATGAGCGAAGGTAGCGCATGGAATCAAGGCGAACTATCAGAAGAAACCCGACGAATGGTATTGGAGCAAATGATGACAACTAAACACGACATGGCAATCTTTAATTTGATTAACGAAATTGCAGACATAAGCACTAACCCACACGCAAGCATTATCCAACGTCTTAAAGGCATGAAGAACTCGTTGTCATTAGAAGAACCGATGCCATTGCACGATGTGACTACACTTGATTTAGCAATTAAAGCGCTACAAGCACATTCCTAACCGACAAGGAGATTCCGACAATGAAAACCTGCACAATTTGCAAAGAACAAATTGCTTACCCAGAAATAACAGGCAAAACACACTTTGTTTGTGATGGCCGTGTGCCGGCACAAAAGAATGCCCCATTCATTGAGGGCATGCTGGCATCACAATCATCTGCCGATGCGCGTTGGACAAAGATTGAACAAAACCAAGTTGACGCTGCGATTTTGCACGTTGCGCGCACAAAAGGGTTCTTTACATCTGACGACATTTGGAAGCACCTGGGCGACCAGTTCCCTGTCACCAAGGGCATTGCAGGACGGCTCAACGCAGCTGCGCGTCGTGGCATTATCCGCAACACAGGCGAACTTGCCTATGCACAGCGCGGTGGAGCGCATGACCATGCACAACGTCTAAGCGTCTGGGCAGGCATCTGATGGGCTTTGACCTAAGCAACTACGAGACAGTCGAGCAACGCTTAGTCCGCTGGTGGGCGGCATATCCAAACGGGCGCGTCTATACCTGCATGATGAACTACACAGGCGATGCGTGCGTGTTCTATTGCGAACTATATGCAGACAAGGACGACAAGGTGCCAGTTGCGACAGGCTACGCGGAAGAAATTAAAAGCGACCGCGGTGTCAATGCAACCTCGTTCGTAGAAAATTGCGAAACCAGCAGTATTGGACGCGCAATCTCGAATTGCCCAATACAAGGACAAGGCACAGGTCCAAGACCCTCTCGACAAGAAATGCAAAAGGTTGAGCGCCTAACCACATCACCACAACCGCAAGAGCACATACCCCGCGGTGCTTTTGCCACACCTAAGCAAATTGGCTATATCAAAAAACTTGCCAAGGACGCAGGGCTTGATGATTTGCGTCTGTTAGAGATGATTCACCGTGAACTTAACGATGACAGCGCCGTTTTAGAGCTGCTTAAATCCCATGAAGCAAGCAAGATCATTGAAGCATTGAAGTGAAACTTGACTCGAAGATAAGCGAAGCCGACTTTAAGGACATGGTGATTAGCGTTGCCAAGCGTTACGGATGGCTAGTGCATCACGATCTGCCGGCACAGAACAGTCGAGGACGCTGGATGACAAACGTACAAGGCGATGCAGGATTTCCTGATCTGTTCATGGTGCACCCATTCCAAGGCGGTCGGCCATTGGTGATTGAGTTGAAGGCGGAAAAAGGCAAGTTGACGCCTGGACAAAAGATTTGGTTAACCGCTTGCGAGATGGCTGGCTGTCATGCAGCTGTCTGGAAGCCAAGTGACATGGAGTACATTCTCTACACTCTCAGCAATCCCAGACAGTAACAATCGGCTAGTAGCACGACCTACACCGTCGCAAGGTGATCGGGTAACACACGGAAAGCGTGGGTAGATCGGTGCGCCCCGAATCATGCAAGACGAAATGAAACGGGCAAAGCGCCGAGGCGAGTCGTAAACATAATCGACTGAATGCAAAGGGAACCAGGATGGGCAATCTGGTGGGTGGAGCATTCACACATCTATTGACCTGCAGATGACATACAGTTAACAAACAAAGAAAGCACCGACATGAACCCGACAACAAACACAACTCACACAAACCGAGGACAAGGCGCGCAAGCGCCGCGTCAGCGCAAGCGAAGCGCGCGAGCATGACACGCAAACTAACCGAACACGACACAGCAATCTACAAACAAGCCCGTGCCGAACTACTGCGCGACCAACCATTGTGTCATTGGTGCAAACGCAACACAGCAACAGAACTTGACCATCTTGTTGAATCAGATAAAGGTGGAACAATAGAAGACGGATATGTTGCAGCTTGTAAACCATGCAACAGCGCTCGAGGCGCAACGTACCGCAATCGCAAACTCGCAAACGCAAAACAAAATCGGGAAAAAGCAATAAACGATTTTTTATACAGCACCGAGATGCCCCCGAGCCCCATCCATCATTTTGTCGCCACCAGCCAAGATCAGCCTGAACCAGCGTCAACTTGCCATGATCGGCCGAGACTGGAAACGATGGTGCCTGACCATGCCGGGTCGCTAGCTGGACTTGTGGGGGACATGGCCCAGAAGGTACTTGGGGTTACTTTGATGCCGTGGCAAATGCATGCTCTTGAAGGAATGCTTGCGGTTGACGCTGATCAAAAGTTTGTGCATCGCTCGAGCCTTGTCTCGGTTGCGCGTCAAAACGGTAAAACCACAATCATCCAGGCGTTGATTTTGTTTTGGCTTGTGGAAATGCCCAAGATTCGAGGCGGTAAGCAGACCGTGGTATCGGGCGCGCACAGACTTGATCTTGCGTGTTTGTTGTTTGATGATCTGTCGCCAATCCTTGAGGATTATTACGGAGCCAAGATCGTCAAGTCGTACGGGCGTTATCAGGCCACGATGCCAGACGGCAGCAAGTGGTGGGTCAAAGCATTAAAGCCAAACCAAGGTCACGGCATGAGCATTGACCTTGTGATTGTGGACGAGTTGTTTGACGTCAACCCCGACTCGGTAGAAGGCGGTCTGTTGCCGGCACAACGCGCTCGCAAAAATCCCTTGGCCTGTTTCTTCAGTACAGCAGGCACCGAAGAATCAGTCTTGTTTCAGCGTTGGCGTGAGGCTGGCATTCGAGCCATTGACAAGGGTGAGCCGTCAACGATGTATATGGCGGAATGGTCGCCTGACCCAAGCCTTGACCCGTTGCATCCTGCGTCATGGGCGTGGGGTAATCCTGCGCTCGGTCACACGTTGGACATGGACACCATTAGGCAAGAATCAACCAACCCTGATCGCGCGTCGTTCTTGCGCGCATCCTTAAACCTTTGGGTAAGTGTTGTGCGCGGATGGATTGAGCCAGGGCGTTGGCCGTCATTGGAATACACGGGGGACATCCCTAGCGGTGGCGTTGTGGCAATTGAATCTTCGCTGGACGATTCCAGATACAGCGCGACCAGATGCGTCAACCTGTCAGACGGTCGGGTGCTTGTCACCGTGGCATTCATCGCTGAGTCAATCACAGAGCTGTGGGACAACGTGCAGGAACTTGCCAAAGACCCTACGATCAGGTTTGCTCTGTCGCCGACCGTGGACGCAACCTGCCCACCAAACATCGAGCGCCGCCGAGTCGTCGTTGGCTATGCAGAACTAGGACGGTTTACACCACTTGCCAAAAACATGATCGCCGAAGCGCGACTGCTACACACAGGAGAAAAACTGCTTGCCGAACATGTCCAACGCGCCGTTGCCGTTCGCACCGACAACACAATCGTGCTCTCGAGCAAGCGATCACCTGGCCCGATTGAGTTAGCGCGAACAATGGTCTGGGGAATTGGCATGTGTGCCCGTCCAGTCAACTCGGGTAAACCCATGCTTGTCGCGGTAAATAACTAAGATGATCGCGGCGACCGCGCACCTTGCCTTTTGTCGGAATCGGATAAGTCATGCGCGGTTGCCACTTATATGACAAAGTAGGAACATGGCGATTTTTAACAAAACCAAAAAAGCAGCAATAAGCCCAGCGC